GAAGCCTGGAAGATCGGCAACGGCACTCCGACGATGGACGGCAATTCGTTTTACCGGATCTTGTCAGGGGATCAACACGCGGTTGCGACCGCATACAAAGCCGCCCTGGCGCGGCTGGAGGGCAAATGACGAAACCTGCATACGTCGGTATCTCAGTTAGCTGCACTTTATGTGGCAGGACAAAGCAGCCGCACGGGCGATCCGCCCCGATCGAAAGCAACTACTGCGACTTTGAGTGCGAAGGGTACGAACTGGACCCAAAGCCGGGGTGCTTGTGGCCACGTGAAACCGATGTCGATTTTGGGTACAAGTCCATGTCGCCGAATAACTGCCCCGCCTGCACGACCTGCGACTTCTGCGGCGGCCAAGGCTACTGGAAGCTGCACGACAAGGATATCCGGCGTGACTGCTACGGATGCGACGGCGGCGGGAAAAGTGAGAAATGCGATGAGCACAGGGAGGCCGAGGATGATGAATAACCAGCACGCGACATGGCGGCTGCGGGAGCTGGCGTACTTTGAGCAGAACAAGGCGGAAGAATGGGAGAAGCACGCAACCTCACTGGTCCCGCCATGCGGGTACAGCCACCGTGCGTGCGCGAAGGCTGCTGATACCTGTCGTTTTACCTCTGCCGCCCTGCTCACTGAACTGCATGAGTTTGACTTTGAGATAGATGGCTCAGTTGAGTTTTTTGATTCGGTACAGCAATGCCGAGACGCTACCGACAACACCCAACCCGCCATCGACTGGCTCGCCCAGCGGGAACGCGAGGCGGTCGTGGCGGAGTTGCGCGATTGGGCCGAGCGATGGTGGGAAAGTCACAGTGACTTCAGCGCCGGAGACTTCAATCAGCGCATCGCCGCACTTAGGAATCAACAACCTACCGCATGTTCCCGAAGCGAAGTTCGGGGAAAGGAGAACAACAATGCGTAACCCTATGAGAAACCCCCAGCCCGGCGACCGATTCCTCGTGCCGCTCTGGCGCAGCTGGGATGAGATCGAGATTACGAGTATTTACTGGGATATCCACTACACCTGGGAGTTTGTCGAGTATCGAAGCAAATTTGAGGGCGACAGACTGGTGCGGCTCAAGACGCTGAAGCGGCGGATCGCGAAGGGGAAGGTGATCGAGGAGAAAAATGGAACGACTAACGAATAAACAGTTAGAGGCACTGGAGACTACCGTCCCCGCACTGCTCGCCGAACTCCGCGACCTCCGGCGGCTGACCACGCCGGAACCGATCAGTGAGAAGCATCGGGACGGCAATTGGTGGCTGGTATGGGAACCGGGAGTCAAGCAGTGGTTTAAGTGCGGGTGGAAGGGCTACTACTGGCAGAAGAGCGGGACGACCGAGCATCTTCAAGGCACCCCCACCCACGCCCTGCCGCTGCCGGGGAGGCCGGATGCTTAAAGGAAAGAAAGCGTACTGGATACTTTACGACCACCAGCGGCAAATGTCGCTAGGAACGCACACTCCAATTCTTTACGCTACGCGAGAAGATGCGCTGTATGCACGAACAGTGCATAAAACTAAGAGCAACTACAAGCCACTGCCCGTGTGGATCGTGGTAGCGGAGCCGGAGGTGGAGGCATGACGGAGCAAGTAGGGACACCGGCGGCGAGGGGGGAGGAGTGAGCGCAAAATCAACGATTTGCTTTAAGTGCGGCGGCGAGCGGGACATGCAACTGGTTGCCGCCCGGTGCCGCGACTGCTGGCGGCTAGAGAACCGGGAGGACCGGCGCACCAAGCGCGGCACGCCCGAGTCTGCCTACCGGCCCGAGCGGTGCGACCCAGCGCCGCGCAAATACCCGCCGGGCCAGTGCTCGCAGTGCGGGGTCGAGGTCGTCCAGGACGGCAAGTGCGCGCCGTGCCTAGCTGCCTACCGGCGCGAGTGGGAGGCCAGGCGCCGCGCCAAGAACAAGGCGGCGGCGGGTCCGAAGCTGTGCCGTACCACCGGCTGCGGCCAGCCGACGAGGGCGCCGAGGAGCAAACTGTGCGCGGCGTGCTACGCGCATTCGCAGATTGCCAAGGTGACGAAGGCCACCAAGGCCCGGCTTACCAAGGCGGCGGTCAATAAGCAAATGGCGCGGCCTGCCCCGCCAGCTGGTCGTCGGTGGCCGGAGGTGGCGGTTGTCGAGGCGCGGGACATCGTCATCGGCCCTCAAGCGGTCGAGGTCGTCAAGCCGGTGGACATCCGCAAGCACAAGGTCACGCGGGTTCCAGCGGCGGGGGAGTGGGGGCGGTGACTATTGACTTCGCCCGCGCCGAGCAACTGCGCTGCGCGGCGGATTACGAGGACGCGGGGGCGCGTCTGGGGATGAATGAGTGGTTTGCAGAGGAGTATTTAATGGAGCAGGAAGATTACAAGCATTTTTTGGCAACAAAAGCCGATTTGGGATGTTCTGACGGATTCGCCGCAAGATTTATTCCGTCGATGGCGTTTGGCTTTCAGCGGTCACTAATTGAGTGGTCATGTCGAAAAGGGAGGGCCGCGCTGTTTGCGGATTGCGGGTTGGGAAAGACGTTGATGCAGCTGACGTTTGCCGACAACGCATGTAGGCATACCGGAAAGCATTCGCTCGTGTTGACGCCGCTTGCCGTTGCGGGGCAAACAATCACCGAATCCGAAAAGTTTGGAATTGAAGCTTTTCGATCAAAACAAGGCGAGTTGCCAGGCACGGCATCGGTAGTGGTAACAAACTACCAGAGGCTGGAGAAGTTCAATCCAGATGACTTTGGGGCGGTAATCTGCGATGAGTCGTCGATCCTGAAAAACTTTGACGGAGCGACAAAAGCGGCTGTAACTGAGTTCATGCGAACTGTTCCGTATCGGCTGCTATGCACGGCAACGGCCGCGCCAAATGACTATATGGAGTTGGGGACCTCGGCTGAAGCGCTTGGCTACATGGGCTACTACGATATGCTCTCAAAATTTTTCAAGCGCGAAAATGGCACCGGAGGAGTGGCCTGGGGACGCGACACTTACCGGCTTAGGTCTTATGCAGAGCGTGACTTTTGGCGATGGGTAGTCTCGTTTTCGCGGGCGGTTCGCCGTCCATCGGACGTTGGGTTTACTGATGATGGGTTTGACCTTCCCGCCTTAACAATGCGCGAGCACGTCATCTGCGCCTCAAGGCCCCGCGAGGGGCAATTGTTCGATACGCCGGCCAGGACTTTGCCGGAGCAAAAAGAGGAGCGTAGGCGCACAATTAAAGAGCGATGCGAGAAGGTCGCAGAACTGGTATGCGAGCACGAGTCGTCTGTAATGTGGTGCCATCTCAACCCGGAGGGGGATCTTCTCAAAAAGCTGGTCAAGGGCGCGGAGCAGATTTCAGGCGCTGACGACGACGAAAAGAAGGAAGAGCTATTGACTGCGTTTTCAAGCGGGCAATTGTCTCGCCTGATTACAAAACCCCAGATTGCAGGGTATGGATTGAATTGGCAACGATGCGCTCACCAAGCGACATTTCCATCTCACTCGTTTGAACAGTTTTACCAAGGCGTTCGGCGTTGCTGGCGGTTCGGACAAAAGCGCGATGTAGTGATCGACATGGTATCAAGCGAAGGCGAGGCCGGAGTGCTGGCTAATCTCAATCGCAAGGCCGCGCAGGCCGAAAAGATGTTCGCCAATATGGTCGAGTTGATGAACAACGAACTTAAAATCGACAGATCCACGACATTCAAAAAGGAGCAGGAGGTGCCAGAATGGCTGTAAACGATCAGGTAATAACGCAGAACTACGCCGCATACAATGGCGATTGCATTGAGGTAATGGGAGGGCTAAAGCCTCAGTCGATCCATCTTTCAGTGTACTCGCCGCCTTTTTGCGGACTCTACCACTACTCATCGAGCGACAGGGACTTGTCCAACTGTCGGAGTTATGAGGAGTTTTTTGCTCATTACGACCACGTTATTGATGAGATCGGACGGCTGACCATACCTGGCCGATGCACGGCTGTCCACTGCATGGACGTGCCGGACAATGGGGCCAATGTCGGAGGGGACCTTATTGACTTTACCGGCGACATTATTCGTGCCCACAAAAAGCACGGATGGTCATATGCCGCCAGATACCACGTCTGGAAGGAGCCGCTGGAGGTTCGCAACCGTACCATGGCGAAGGGGCTGGCGCATCGGCAAATGGTCGAGGATTCCACTCTTTGCGACGTAGCCGGGGCCGACTACGTTTTGTTGTTTCGCAAGAAGGGAGAGAACCCTATCCCTGTCACTCATGCTCAAGGTCTCATGCGATACGCCGGATCGCGGCCGATACCGTCCGAATTGATTCAGTACCGTGGGTGGAAAGGTAATCAGATCGAAAACAGGTTTAGTCATTGGATTTGGCGACAATACGCATCAGCATTTTGGGATGACGTTCGACTAGAACGAGTACTGCCATACCGCGAAGCACGCGAAAGCGAGGACGAGCGCCACATGCACCCGCTGCAACTGGACGTGATTGAACGTACGGTAGTTCTTAGGACCAATCCTGGCGAAGTCGTGCTGACTCCGTTTATGGGAGTCGGCAGTGAGTGCTACGGAGCGCTGATTAATGGCCGCAAGGCTATCGGCGCGGAACTGAAGGACAGCTACTACCGGCAAGCGATTAAAAACCTAGCGTCGGCGAAGGCTGACATCGACTTCGACGATGACGATCGTCAGATTGACATGTTCGAGGAGGTCCATAATGACTAACGAAATCGAAGACTTGAAGCGCGATTCAGCGCGCCTGACCTGGCTGATTGAGGAGGCTTATAAGGGCCGCGAGCATTTGACGAAGGTTATCTTCCATGTGGCCCCGCTCCAGTATATCGACTGGTTGATGGCGCAGGCGAAGCCAGCCGAGACCAACGCCGACGTCGAGCGGGCGCGGTGGTGCGAGGAGAGGAAGGCGACGGTTCGGTTTTTCGCTGAACGACAGGAATGGGGCGTGGAGTGGCGCGATCGTGGCGAGTGCAACTGTTTCGATCCCGACCGCAACACCGCCATCGACAAGGCGCGGGGGGTGAAATGACAGACGCAGAAGAGCGGAATCAGTGGTGCGAGCAAATGAAGGCGCGAGTATACTGGCTCCCGGATGGCAAGTGGTGGGTCGATTGGTCGGATCATTGGTTGCGTACTGTATCCGATCCGGATCGCAACACGGCAATCGACAAGGCGCGGGGGGTGGTGAAATGAGCATCTACGTGCGCCGCAAAACAACCGCCCAGGTGCTGGGCGACCGGGCCGAGCACGACATTACTGAGGACTACCTACACCGTCGCATGGCGGAGCAGCGCGAGGGCATCATGGCGGCCATGGTGGGGGCGCAGCGCTGGCGCATGGACTGGTCGCCGAACGCCCTCAACCGGCTGCGGGAGCACGTGCGCGAGGTGGACTGGCGCGTGGAAGTGCTGCACGAGCTCACGGCCAAGCTGGTGCGCTTACAGCGTGGCTGAAAATCCTTGACCTATCCGGTCGAGGCGTAGCAACATGGGAGTGCGGCTAGCTACCGCCAGCAGTCATGCTGTCCTCTCCACTAGTCGGGCAAGCGCCTAGGCGTTTGCCCGCATAAAACAGAGGCAGCTTTGGAGAGCACAGATGAAAGCTAGACGATTTGGGCCCGCTGCGGCCAAAGAGAGGCCGTCCATTGCGACGGTTGCCGAGTTGATGGCCCGGCGCAACCGGGAGGCGGCTGAGATTATTTTGGCTGACCCGGAGCGGTACCCGGCGGGGAGCGCCATGGCGATCTGGGCGGCGATGGTGACGTCGAAGGAGGCCAGCCGGCATGAATAGCTACCCGTGGTTCATCGACAACTGGCTGTGCAGCGAGACCAGGACCCGCCTCTCGCCTGCCGCCCGCGGCGTCTACCGCGACCTCCTTGATCTCAACTGGAAGCACGGAACCTTACCTCTCGATGCAATCTCACTTGCAAAAATGTGCGCTGTGACTTTGCGGGATTTCAACAGGGTATGGCCCGAGTTGAAGCCACTTTTCATCGAGCGAGATTCCCGCATGTCTCACCCGACAGTGGACGCTAAGCGACCGCAACTTGTTGATATCAAACAACGCCAAGCCGACGCCGGGAGAAAAAGCGCCGAAATTCGCGCACGCTCAGCGTCACGCTCAGCGTCAACCACAATTTCACGCTCACCGTCACGCTCACCGTCACGCTCAGCGTCACGCTCAGCGTCAACTCCTATACTGATACCTATAGAAAGAGAGGGAGAGTATACAGCTTCTGAGCAGGACGCGCGCGCGGCGCGCGACCCCCTCCCCCTTACCCAAAACGAACCGGACCCGACTGCGGCCTTCGCCGACGCGGCGCGTTACGCTTGCGAGCAGCTACCGGCTGGCGGCGACCTGCCCATGACCATCGCGGCGATCACCAGCGCCTACCAGCAGTCGGCCAGCTACCTCGACCGGCCTATCGACTTCGCGGAGTCGATCCGCCGAGCAGTCGCAAGCTGGCGAGATGCGTATCGCGCCAACCGGCACCTGCGGCCCAAGCCGGCGCAGTGGTGGCTGCGCGACGGTACGTTCGCTCTGAGCGTTCCGCAAGGGGCAAAAGGTACCGAGGATCCAATATGGGCCGAAGAATTGCGCCTGAGGGCTCTGGAGGCCAAGAATGGCCATTAGGCGAGACGTGGCCAGCGCCATTTTGGCGCAACTGAACGCGCTTCCCTTGCCATACGGCATGCAGCCGGAAGCGTGGACCCTCGCCGCCTGCAACGTGCTGGTCAGTGCCGACGACGAAGAACAGGCACGCCGCGCCATGGCGGATCTGGTCAACGCGCACTACGAGCGGCCCACGCCGGCCGCCATCCGCAACGCGCTCGAAGCATTGCGGCCACACAAGGCGCAAGTGGCTGATGGCGCATGGCTTAACTGCTCCTGCAATCGAGGCTGGGTGCATATTTGCAGTTGGCTCAAGGGCGTGCCGTACTACGCGAGCGGCAAGTGCAGGCAGTGCCAGCCGAACGGGACAGTGGACCCGTCCCGCATGTGGGAAGGCTACCCGTGAGCCAGCCAATCGCAACAGAGATCCTCGACGCGCTCCGCGCCGCGAAGACCGGCAAGGGGCTGTACTCGGCGGCGAAACTGGAGCGGTGGGTTCGTTGGCGCTTTCAGTGTGACTTAAAGCGGTGCGGTGGGTGCGGGGAGTGGCTGACGCCATCCGCATACACCCGCGCGACGGGGTACAAGCTGGGCCTGGCCAAGCGTTGCCGCGAGTGTCAACGCTTGGCCGTGCAGTGCCCGGAGGGCTGCCGCCAACCATCCGGGAATCCCGGATAGTTCAATGCGGGCACTTGAGCCGCGCCCGGACGGCGGTGACGACCGCGCCGCACGTAAAATAAATCATGGCCATTCGTCCTCCCCGCTGGTGCCAGCGTTGTCTTGCCGCCCATGGCCCACAATGCCCGGCCCGTCCGCGACCTACCGACCGGCGGCCCGACTCGACCAGGCGCGGGTACGACGCGACTTGGCAACAGCTCAGTGTCATGGTGCGCCGCGAAGAGCCCGTGTGCCGCATCTGTCAGGCGGCGGTGGCTACTGAGGTAGATCACATCATCCCGTTGCGCGCTGGCGGCCCGCGGCTGGAGCGAGAGAACCTGCAGGCATTGTGCCATCAATGCCACACGTGGAAGACCAGGGGCGACCGGCGGCGGTATCCATAAACCCGGCTTATAGCTGGCCGACTAGTACCCTGTGGAAATCTGGGCGGCAAAAGGCGAAGCTGAGGCGAAGAAAAGGGGAGGGGTGGGTCGGATCTTGGCGGGTTTGAGCGCAGCACCGACTTCGGAATCCGGTTACGTTAAATTGCCGGTTTCGCGGTTTTGGTTTCCACAGGTTTTCCACAGGTTTTCCACAGGTACCCTCAAAAAACCACTAGTACCGCGTCTGACAGCATTGCATAAGCCCATTTAATAGACGCATGGTGGTATAACTGGAAATCATGGGACTACGAGGACCGATACCCAAAAACCCGCCGCCCAAGCCGGGCCCGATCATCCAGGAATCCATTGCCCCGCCGGCCAACCTGTGCCCCGAAGAGGTCGCCATCTTCCGGCAACTCGTCGAAGACAATCGCGCCGCTGGCGTCCCAATGCGCCAGGCCGACGCTGCGCTGTACGCCGACCTCGCCTCAGCGACATATCGCCGCGAGTCAGCAGCAGACGACCGCGTGTGGCTTGCACTAACACGGCAAATGGAAGAATTGCGCGGCCAGCTGTGCATCGGGCCCAGAAGCCGCGGCCGCGCCGGAATCCGCGACGTTGAAAAGCCGGTCGCCAAGACGGCCTTGGCAAAGGTCTTAGAGCTTGCCAAAGCCAACCGCCAATAACGGCAACTGGCTCGACCTGAGCGCGGTGCAAATGGCCGAGACGCTTATCGGCGGCCTCACCCTCACCAAAGCCACCCGCTCCGGCGGCCCAGAGCCATTTGAGCTGCTGCCGCACTCGCGGAAACTGATCGCCAACCTGCTCGGCTGGAAACGGCCGGACGGTCGCCGTCTGTATCGCAAGGCCTTTGCGAGCATGGGGCGCAAGCAGGCCAAGACCCAAACCGTCGCCGCCTTGGTCGTGGCCGAGTTTTTCCTGTCGCAGGAGAAAAAGCAGGAAATTTACATGGCCGCGAAGGACCGCGACCAGGCGAGCATCTGTTTTGACGCGGTGGCCGACATGATCCGCGCGAGCGAGGACCTGCTCCCGCTGGTGACGATCACCGAGTCTCGCAAGCTGATTCGACACAACGAGTCTGGTTCAATCATCCGCGCCCTGTCGAGCGACGGCTATGGCAAACACGGCTACAACCCATCGTTGGTGGTGTTTGACGAACTCCACGCCTGGGGCATTGCCGAGCAGGAGCTTTACGACGCGCTGACGACCGGAAGCAAAAGCCGTCGCAACCCGCTGTGGGTGACCATCACGACGGCGGGCAGCAACCAGGAATCTATCTGCTACAGAGAGTATCAGTACGCCAAGCGCGTGGCGTCCGGCGAGATCCAGGACGAAAGCTACTTTCCGTTGATTTACGAAGTGCCTATCGACGCCGACTGGACCGACCAGAGTCTGTGGCCCATGGCGCTGCCGACGCTGGGCGTGCTCCACGATATCCGCGACTACGAAGAAGAGTTTCGGCAGGCGCTGGCCCGGCCCGAGAAGCAGAACACGTTCCGGCGCTTGTACCTGAACCAGTGGACCAGCGCCACGACTACATGGATACCGCTGCGCGACTGGGACCAGTGCATGGACGAGTTTCCAGACTTGGCCGGCGTGCCGTGCTGGGGCGGCCTGGATCTTGCCGCTGTGCGCGACTTGACTGCATTCGCACTGTGCTGGCCATACGAGGGCAAAGTCTATTACCGGGCCTGGGCATACCTGCCAAGCAAGATGCTGGCGGAGAAGACCGCCACTGACGGCGTGCCATACGTCCAGTGGGCGCAGGGCGGCCACATCGAGACCATGCCCGGCAACACTGTTGATTGGCGGTACGTGGTGGCACACATCGAAAAGCTGGCCGAGCAGTACAACATCCAGGCCATCGCCTACGACCGCTACGGCGCGCGCGACACCGCGCAGCAGCTGCAGGACGCGGGTATAAGCGTTGTCGAGTTCGGGCAGGGTTATGTGTCGATGTCGCCAGCCGCGAAGCGCTTCGAGCAGTTGGTGCATGAGCGGCAGTTGGTGCATGACGGCTCACCGGTGCTGCGCTGGAACATTGAATGCTGCGAGATCGCCAGCGACCCGGCGGGTAATGTCAAGCCGGTCCATCCAGACCGTCACCGCGAGACGACCCGCAACGATTTGGTAATTGCGTGCGTCATGGCGACCGGCATCAGCACCAGTGCCAAGCCGAAGGAGCGTTCGGTGTACGAGGACATGGTGCCAGTGACGTTGGGCTGGTAGCACGCCAAGCAAAATTCGTGATACCGTGGTAGCACGATGCAGTAGGGATTGTGATACGGCATGAATCTGTTCGGACGACTCATGGTCAAGCTCGGCGCGACGCCGCCACCGGATAACGACTTCTGGTATCGGCCCGTGTCTGGAAGCAAGTACTACGTGTCGAGCGAGTCGGCCATGCGTATCACTGCTGTGTGGGCCTGCGTGCGCGTGATTGCCGAGACTATCGGCAGCCTGCCGCTAGGAATCTATCGGCGTGGCCGAGATGGCCGCGAGTTGGATCGCAACCACCCGCTGTACTACCTGCTGCATGACTCGCCCAACCCGGACATGACCGCGTTTGAGTTTTGGGAGTTGGCTGCGAAGTGCTTGTGCCTGAGCGGCAACTTTTACGCGCGGATCCAGACCAACCAGCGCGGCGACGTGACCCAGCTGACGCCGCTGTCGCCGTCGTCCGTGCGCGTGTTTCGCGACCCGGAAACAAAGGTCATGGTGTATCAATACGGGCAGCAGCTGTTCACCGCATCGGACATCCTGCACATTCCAGGCCTGGGCTACGACGGCGAAGATAGCCTGACCGGCTACTCGCCCGTTGGCTACATGGCGCAGGCCTTGGGCATGACACAAGACGCGGAAGGCTACGGCGCGAACTTCTTCAAGAACAACGCCACGCCGCCCGCTTACATGAGCGTGCCGCAAGCGTTGAGCAACGAGGCCCGCAAGAACCTGCAGACCTGGCTGATGGAGTCCTACGGCGGCGTGCGCAACGCGGGGAAGATTGGCGTGCTTGAGCAGGGCGCGGAGATCAAGACCGTCGCGATCAATCACCGGGACATGCAGTTTCTGGAGTTGCGCCAGTATCAGAAGGCCGACATTTGCTCAATCTTCCGCGTGCCGCCGCACATGATCCAGGACCTTACGCGCTCGACGAATAACAACATCGAGCACCAGGGCATCGACTTTGCCACGCATACTATCCGGCCTTGGCTGACCCGCATCGAGAAGCGGATCAACTTGCAGTTGTTTGGGCCGCGCGAGGCGACGAATTACTACGCCGAGTTCAATATGGACGCCTTGCTTCGCGGCGACGCGGCCAGCCGGGCGAACTACTACAGCGCCATGCGAAACATCGGCGCGCTGAACGCGAACGAGATCCGCTCGAAAGAAAACATGAACCCATACGACGGCGGTGAGTTGTATCTGGTCCAGGGTGCCATGGTGCCGGTCGCGCAGGCCGGAGCGTTTCAAGGGGGCGCACAATGAATGTAGACCAAGCACAGCAGCTACTATTGCAGACGCCGCAATCGCTTTTGTCGTCGCTGCGGCCCGCCGACCTCCTGCAAATGCCGGAGGAGGGCGACAAGGTCGAGCTTCCCGGCAAGCGCAAGCGTGACGTGCTGTTCTATAGCGGCGCGAAGGTGGAGCGCGTCGATATGTGGTCGGGCGACGTATACGACTTGTCGTTCGGCATGGACGGCGGCGACCTTACGCAGCTGGCGGGCAAGCCTGTTCTCGACGGTCATCAGCAATATGAAGTCGAGTACGTGCTGGGCGTGGTGGAGAGCCCACGGCGCACCCGTCGCGGCTACGAAGCGACGCTGCGCTTTTCCGATCGCGAAGACGTCGCACCGGTGTGGCAGGACATCGAGGACGGCATTCTTACCAGCGTGTCGATGGGCGTTCAGATCGTGGAGATGACGCAAGCGCCGGATTCGACGGTGAAGCGGCCACACCTGCTGGCGAGCAAGTGGAGACCGTTTGAGATCTCCATTGTGCCCATCGGGGCCGACCCTGGAGCCAAATTTTTGTCGGCCAGCCTTTCGGCGGCCAAACGAATTTCTACCGCGCCCAGCGCGGCTGAAAACCACGCCCGGCACGAGTTGGCGCTGCGAGAGCGGCGCTGGCGGGTGTTGAGCAAATAAGGAGCACACATGACGAAACGAGAACTACTCTCCTCCGTCTCCGCGCTGGAAAACGACTACAGCGCATTACTGGCGGCCTCTGCGGTCGCCGCCGACCCGGTCGCGCACCTCGCCACCGTGGACGCCAAAGAAGCCGAACTGAAGTCCGTCCGCGAGCAGTTGGCGGCGGTCGAGGCGCTCGAAGCGCGGGCCAAGAGCAACGTGACCCGTGAGCCCGCCCGCGTCATCAGCGACAACGAAGCGAAGCGGCCCTGGGCCAGCTTCGGCGAGAACCTCCAGGCCATCGCTTTTGCCCAGTCCCCCGCTGGCTCGTTCCAGGGCCTTGGCGGCAAGGTTGACAAGCGACTGTTTGAGACGCTGACCGCCACCGGGTCATCGGCCAGCATTCCGGCCGACGGCGGCTTTGCCATCGCAACGGCGTTTTCGGACCTGCTGCTGCGGCGGGCGCGCGAAACGGCGCGGATCTTCCCGCTCGTGAACGAGATCCCGATGGACGAAGGTTCTGACTCCATCGACTTGCCGTATATCGACGAGACCAGCCGCGCCAACGGTTCGCGTTGGGGCGGCGTACAGGCGTACTGGACCGGCGAAGCTGACGCGCCGACGGCCACCAAGCCCAAATTTTCGCGCCACGAATTGCGGCTGGAATCGCTGAAGTGTTTGACGTATGCGACGGAGCGCCTGCTCCGCAATGCAACGGCTATGGGCGCGGTGCTGGAGAATGCCTTCGCTTCCGAGATTGCGTTCAAACTGGATGACGCTATCTGGCGCGGCAACGGTGCTGGTATGCCT